GAGGTCCGGCTAAGATAGGTAGTATCGTAGGTGGTAGTGAGCGTGAGGGTAAGAAGTTGATTGATAAGTTCCTCGATAACACACCAGCTTTACGTACACTGAGACAGAAGGTTGATCGTCTGTCTAAGAAGGGGTGGTTGCCGGGACTAGATGGTAGACGTTTATATGTCAGGTCACAGCATGCCGCGCTTAACACTTTGTTGCAGGGAGCAGGTGCAATTGTTATGAAACAAGCATTAATTCACTTGCATGATAAGTTAAAATGTGGTATAATGGATGCTCAGTTTGTCGCTAACGTACACGATGAGTGGCAGATTGAGACTACGAAAGAACTTGCTGAATCTGTAGGACAGTTTGGAATACAGGCAATTCAGCAGGCAGGACACACCCTCGGGCTACGCTGCCCACTCGATGGTGAGTTCAAAACTGGAGCTAATTGGGCAAGCACACACTAAGGAGAAGTACTATGTTAGATCTTAAACCATTCAGAGTTAAAGCCGACATCATGTGGGCATCTCTATCAGAACCTAACTCTCTGTCAGGCAAATACCAAGTTGACCTGTGCAACTTATCTGACGAGGCTACGGAAAAACTGAAAGAAATGGGAGTCAACGTCAAGCATGCTGACGAGAAAGGTAACTATGTTGTAGCGAAGTCTAAAGACTATCCTATCAAGACTGAGATGGAAGATGGTAGTCCCGTCAATGTCAAGGTAGCTAATGGTTCTAAAGGCACAGCCACCGTTAAGCCCTACGAGTATCAGTTCAGAGGTAAGGCTGGCGTGTCTGTTGGTATCAACAAGTTGGTGCTTAGTCATCTGATCGAGTACACCGGTACTCCAGAAGAAGAAGCACTGGAAGAAGCTCTCTAAATGAATCCGTCAATGCAGAATGTAACAGCTCTCATTGACGGAGACATCCTTGTCTATAGAATAGGGTTCTCTGTTGATGATCTTGATGAGGAGAAGTTTGCCATTGCACGGATGGGACACTTCATTGATAACCTCATAGCCCTAGAAGGTGTAGTAGATTACAAGGGCTTCATCACAGGGAACTCTAATTACAGAACAGAGATAGCGACTGAGCAAACGTATAAGGGGAACAGGGAGAAAGCACGCAAGCCCGTACACTACGATGCTCTCAGGGATTATCTCATGGGTAAGTGGAAGTTTAGTTTGATTGAAGGACAAGAGGCAGATGACGCAATAGGTATCGAGGTGTACGATCATGCTGAAGATACCTGTTGTGTTATGTCTATTGATAAAGACCTCAACATGCTACGAGGTTGGCACTACAATTTTGTTAAGGAAGATCTTTACTACGTCACTGAACAAGAGGCGATCAAGAACTTTTACATTCAGATTTTAACAGGGGATAGAGTAGATAATATTCCGGGGATCAAAGGAGTTGGCATAAAGAAAGCTGAGAAATTGTTACAGGAATGTGACACTGAGGAGTCACTGTACGATGCGGTAGTCAAAGCATACGACGGTGATGTTGATACAATCAAAGAGAGAGGACAGCTTTTATGGATCAGAAGAAAACCAAATCAATTGTGGACTCCACCCCAGACATAGCGTACATAGAATGGGATGATGCTTGCGCTGACGCAGGCTGGGAACTCACAGATAAGACTGACATTCACCATGTCTCAACCATAGGGTTCGTGGTAGCAGAAGACAAGAAGGCTATTACAATCGCAGTGTGTTGGGCTGGTCCTGAATCTAACTCGCGGATACATATACCGAAGGGTTGGATCAAGAAGATCAAGAGATTTAAACTGAAACAATTACTGGGAGGGAACAAACCATCAAGACGCAAAGTGCAAAAGCAAAAGGAAGAAAACTCCAGCAGTGGGTTAGGGACATTATCATCGAGAAATTTAGCTTTTCCCGGTCCGATGTAAGAAGCACTAGCATGGGTGCTGGTGGTGAGGACATCCTGTTTAGTCAAGAAGCTGGTGATAAGTTAGGTATATCAATAGAATGTAAGTCACGTAGTTCTGTTGGTGTCTATGCTTTCTACTCTCAGGCGGCAGATAATACACCTGAAGGTAGAGAACCTGTGCTTGTAGTTAAACAGAATCATTCTAAACCACTAGCTGTTATTGATGCGGAGTATTACTTTAGTTTACTTGAAAGGATAAAATGAGACACTTAATCATTCCTGACACACAATGTAAACCTAACAACTCTTTCGAGCATTTAGAGTGGGCAGGTAAGTACGCGGCAAAGACTAAGCCTGAAGTTATAATACACTTGGGAGATCACTGGGACATGCCAAGCCTCAGTGTCTATGACGTAGGTAAGAAGTCCTTTGAGGGTAGGACATACAGCGATGACATCAAGGCAGGTAACGCCGGGATGGATGCGTTTATGAAACCTATCCTTGAGGAACAAGACAGACAGAGGAGGGACAAGAAAAAGATATGGAAACCAAAGAAGATATTTCTTATTGGTAACCATGAGCAGAGGATCGAGAGGGCTATCGAATCAGACAGGAAGCTAGATGGTTTGATAGGATACAGAGACTTCAACCTGAAGAAGTACAACTGGGAAGTACATAACTTCTTAGATGTTGTGGTTGTCAACGACGTAGCATACTCTCATTACTTTACGTCAGGTATCATGGGTAGACCAGTAAGTAGTCCGTCGTTGTTGTTACAGAAGAAGCACATGAGTTGTATCATGGGTCATGTTCAGGACAGAGCTATAGCTTTCAGTAAGAAAGCAGATGGTAATCGTATCACTGGTCTGTTCGCTGGTATCTTCTATCAACATGATGAAGCCTATCTAAACCCACAGACTAATGGTTCATGGTCTGGTGTCTGGATGCTTAACGAGGTACACAAAGGTAGCTTTGACGAGATGCCTGTATCAATTAATTACTTGAGGAAAACTTATGGACACAACTGATATACTGATGGAAAGAGAGCAGACTTATGGACGCTACGAGATCGTGAGTAACATTAGTCAGGATATAAAGCGAGTGATGCAGGCTTCTCCTAATTATAGGATCATGCCTAACTTTGCACGAGAGAGTATGGACATGATTGCTAACAAGATAGCTAGGATTCTCAATGGTAGTTATTACCACGAGGATTCATGGCGAGACATTAGCGGTTATGCACAGCTTGTAATAATGACGTTGGAAGATTTACACAATGAACCTGACGCTGCCTGAACTAATTGATAAGCTATCTCAGATGGACGAGGTAGATATTATTGAGTTGCTAAACCTTACGACTTATGATATACTTGTAAGGTGTGAAGATTTAGTTGAAGATAATTATGACAAACTTATAAGGATAATAGAATGATGGATTTATACCAAGAGTTTATAGCCAAGTCTCGGTACTCCAGATTCCTACCCGATCAACAACGGAGAGAAGACTGGGACGAGACTGTTGATAGATACATGGACTTTATGGCGAAGCACTTAGAGTCTAAACATAACCACAGAATACCCTCTGAGACCTACGAGGAGCTTGCTGAGGCGATTAAAAACTTAGAGGTAGTCCCCTCCATGCGGTCTATTATGACAGCCGGGAAAGCCCTAGACAGGGACAATACAGCAGGGTATAACTGTAGCTACCTACCAGTGGATGATCCCAAAGCCTTTGATGAGGCTATGTATATCCTCTTATGTGGTACTGGTGTAGGGTTTAGTGTCGAGCATAAGTACGTAGACCAGCTACCAGATGTACCTGAGAAGATGTTTGATAGTGATACCACTGTTGTTGTGTCTGATAGTAAGGAGGGCTGGGCTAAGTCTCTACGTCAGGTGATAGCCTTGCTGTACTCAGGTGAGATACCTAAGTGGGATCTGTCTAAGATCAGACCAGCAGGTGCTAGACTCAAGACCTTTGGTGGTAGAGCCAGTGGACCTAAGCCATTACAGGAACTGTTCGAGTTCGTGGTACGTAAGTTCAAGGGTGCGGCAGGACGTAGGCTAACCACGCTTGAGTGTCACGACATCATGTGTAAGGTAGCTGAGGTTGTGGTAGTAGGTGGTGTACGTAGGTCAGCAATGATCTCACTGTCTGATCTTGAGGATGACAAGATGCGTCATGCTAAGACAGGTAACTGGTGGACTGAGAATCCACAACGTGCATTGGCTAACAACTCTGCTGTCTATAATTCTAAGCCAGACGTAGGTCAGTTCCTAAACGAGTGGACTAGTTTGTATCAGTCACACTCAGGTGAGCGTGGTATCTTTAATCGTGAGGCTGCAGTAGAGCAAGCTAAGAAGACAGGACGTAGGGATTACGATCAAGAATTTGGGACGAACCCGTGTTCGGAAATCATCTTGAGACCGTACCAGTTTTGTAATCTATCAGAGTGCGTAGTCCGCGAATCAGATACGATCTATGATCTTGAACGTAAGGTTAGACTAGCCACCATACTAGGTACGTATCAGTCTACGATGACACACTTCCCATACCTACGTAAGATATGGCAACGAAACACAGAGGAAGAGAGACTCTTAGGTGTATCTCTTACTGGTATCTTAGATAATAAAATGTTAGGAGCTAATGTTGAACAGACTAGATCTCTTCTTGAACGACTTAAAATGGTTGCTGTCGATGAGAACCTACAGCTTGCAGGTGATCTTGGCATTAACCACTCTGTCTCTATTACTTGTGTTAAACCTAGCGGTACTGTCAGTCAGCTTGTTGATTCTGCCAGTGGTATTCATCCGCGACATAGCCTTCACTATATACGCCGTGTTCGTGGAGAT